ATGGTCGCCATGTTCTATCTTCTACTAATTGCCTTGCAGCAGTTATTAAACTTGTAACGAAAGCTTGTTCGCTATCATCATTAAGACGCAAAAAGTTCTTTACCTCTGAATAAGTCAAAGGTTCAGTAGCTGGTCCTGTTACAAGTCTATAATTTGCCATTTATTTACGTTTCTTTTTTGTTTCTGGCGTTTCCATTTGTGGAATGGTTGCCGTTTCAATTTCTTTTACTTCAACTGCATACTTTTGTTCTATCAAAGTGGCTGCTAAAGTTTCGTTAATCTCAGCTTGGTCGCCAATTGTATATCCTAATCCAAATGGTCCTACTGGTGATTGTATAAATTGTACTTTCATAATTTGATTTTATAAGTTATGGGGACAGCCGAAACTGCCCCCGATAACATTACACAACTAACAACAACTATGTAGTGGTAGCGTCTAAGATAGCACCAAATACTGCTGGTTGCTCAAAAGCGCAATCAAAGTAAGTATTAGCAACTATTCTTGTTTGACCATTACGAGCCAAAGTGTATGGGTCGATAACTAAATCCATTCCACCAAATTGACCGATTACTGACTTACTAAATTCACCACAAATGATAGCTGAACATACACCAGTTGTAGAACCTTTTGATAAGTTGCTTGGTACGTTTGAAGTAACGCCAGTCATTTTACCATCGATTACGTTTGGAGTACCGCTAAAATATTGCTGATAAGCCATAATCATTGCACCTGAACCTGAATCGATTGCAGTTTGCTTTAATTTAGCTTCAACTTTAGGGTTGATTAAAAACTTTAATTCTTCTACGTTAGCATTTGCAGTTCCTAAAGACTGAACCAACTCAAGAATCTTAGCATAAGATGGCGCACCACCATTTGTTCCGATTGCAATGTTTTGGATTCCAGCAGTTCCTAACAAACCTAATGGAGCAGCACCTGAACCATTGATGTAAGCAGCTTCTACGTTTACATAGATTGACTCCATTAATGATTGAATCACGAATGCTTCTAACTGAGGATTCTGAATTAACAATTGGTTACTCATAGGAATAAATGAACCTAATCTCTTAGGAGTCATTGAGCGTGAAGCAGTAACTGGTGAACCAGCAGCTAATTCAGCAATTTCAGTTCCCCAAGTACTTGTAACACCTGAGCTAAATCCAGTTAAATCTACATTGTTAGATAAACCGCTTAACATCTTAACTCCTAAAGAAGCTAAAACTCTTTTAGCATACAAAGCATCAAAGAAACCAACTTTGTCAGTTTGGATAGTATTTCCACCAGCAGTTGCACTACCAGCAGTCATACGCTTTTCAGCCATTGCATCTAATACGTTCTTACCTAAGTAAGTACCTTTAACTTCAAATCCATGTGAACGAGCTTCTTTAGCCGACTCATCGATTAATTCTTTTTCTAAACCTGAAACTGGTACATTGTTTACTCTAGCTTCGATTAGTTTAGCTAAAGAGAAACCTCTAGTTTCTTTTTCTTCGCTTCTTGATGCGCTTGCACCAGCTGCGGCAGCTGCTATTGAGGCTTGACGTTTTTCTTCACGTTCAGCGTTATCAATAGACAAAGTTAACTTTTCGATTGAGTCATAGTTTCCGTTAAGCTCATTTTCTTGCTCAACTGAACGGTTTTCAATCGCCATTAAAGCGTCTATCTTATCATTGATAAGTTTACGCTCTTCTCTTAATTGGAGGGCTGTTTTCATTTTATTTTAATCTTAATTGTTTTTTATAATAATACTTATCTTTTTTCTCTTCGGTTGGCTTGCTCATATCTCTTGACCTTGCAGCAACTGTGGTAGTTTGATAAGCTGGAAAAGTAACTGGTCCTAATTCATACAACTTTTCAATTTCTAGTATTTCTCTTTCATCTACTCCATCGGCACCACTTGACCAAGAATCAGTTTTAACTCTAAACATAAAACTTGAACCAGTAATAAAACCTAATCCAATGTTTTCTGCTACCTTTTCTGCGCACTCATTTTTTATTTGATACTTATACTTCAATTGATTGTTTTCAATCATTAAAGTTAAGTCATCTTGCTTTCCTGTGGTACGGCTTAAAATCTCGTTAGAATCATGGTTAAACAATGAAACTACGTTACTCATATCACAACCTGCAAAAGCAGTTGCGTTAATCTTTTCTCTATACCATCCCATATCAGTAAAAACGCCCATTACTGCGCCTACACCTTCAATCATTTTGTACTCTGTTTCGTACATATCATCTCCTTCGCCTTCGCTGCGTTTTTCAACTACAACTTTAAACTCTGGATTAAACATCCTAGCCTCGGCATTTGGATGAATTTTTTCTATATCTTCTTTTTTCATGAATCTGTTCCTTTCGTGCTTGCTTGTGATTGGTCTTTATTATCCCAAAATCCTTCTTCCTTATTTGCAGGAATCATATTAACTGGGCTATAAATTTGGTCTGCAAAATCTTCTTTAATAGTATTCAAACCAATAAATCTTCTACCATCGTTTGAAGTAATAAAACCAGCGTACTTTAATGTTTTTAGATACTCAGCTGTTGCCTTCATATCGCCACGCATTAACATAGCCACGTTAAATTTAGCGTCTAATCTATCCATTTCATCAAAACGGAATAGTTTACGCTCAACTTCTTGTTCCCATCTTACAAACCACGGCATTAAGCAATCTGTAACGTATTCAATATTCAATTGCTCTAAGTTACTTGAACCAGTTGGTCCAGCTTGTAATTTACTTAATGGCATTCTAAACCATTTGGCTATATCAGATACGCTAAACTCTTTGGCTTCTACCATTTGCGCTTCGTTTGGTTGCGCTGAAATTTTAGTAAACTTAGCTCCACTATGTAATAAAGCTACGCCATTATTTGTTCCGTACTCTGACTTGTAAGACTTGTTAAACGAATCCTTTATTGAACGTGCAGTATTCTCATCCTTAACAACGCCTGGCACTTCTAATACACCAGTCATTGTGGCTCCTGAACCAAAAAACGAACTTGAATAAGATTGAATTGCTAAACCTGAGCCAATAGATTCTGCTGCATATTGTAAAATCGATTTACCAACATAACCATCTCCCATTGCTCTAATATGGAATATTGCATTTTCGTTAAATGTTCCGTAGATACCTGACTTTACATCGTTAATAATGTAGTAAAGAACTTGGTCTACTACTTGAACAGTTACATAAGTAGGGTCAACTAAATATAATTGAGTTGGTTTACCATCGTTATCTCTTTTTATGTAAGCAAAAGCATTTCCAAAACGTAAAGCGTATTCGGTCATAGTCTGCCTAAATGTAAAAGGAGTATAAAGATTGCTTGGATATTTGTTTAGTAAAGATGTTGCTCTATGCAATATAAAAGTCTTGTTTCCATTAGCATCTATTGCAAAAGTTTCAAATGGAACCTTGGCAATATCTTCCGAAATATTACGCACACACGCATAGTAAGCCGCCAACTTCATTGAAGTTTCGGTGTTGACATTCTGCCCACTCGTGTTAAAAAGACTATTAAACCATGAAGATACCGAACTCAGCGTGTAGGTGTTTTCTAGTACGCCCCCATAAGTTTTGGGAGCTACCCTTTCTTCAACACCAAATATTCGTTGTATTATCCCCATTTTGATAGCAAATGTAATTTGAGTTTTTATTATTACATCAATATTAAAAATATAGTTACCTAATTAGTTACCTATTTATTTTATAAAACTTACTCTTTTCTTTTTTAAATGAACTATATGACTTATATCGATTTACTCCATATTTGGATAAATGATATATTTCTAGATTTTGCCAAATAGCCTCGCCATTTAATTTTGCATTATCTGGTAAAACAATCATTTTTAAGTATTTATAAAAATACTCCTTTTTGCTCATTTTAGAATACATAGTTTTCAATTAATGGGTTATCCTTCCAATCTTCTAATGCTCTACCAACTGCGTTTACTAATGCACAAGGTCCATCCACTTTGTTTTTAGATTTGCCTTTGTGTATCTTATAGTTTCCATTTGCATCATCTTGGTAAACTTCTACGTTACTAATCATCCAAGCCATTACTGGGTTATTGTCATGGATTAAAGTTTCATTCATAATCCACTCGTACATTTGTTTGGTCGGTCCAGTTACTGAGCCAACTGATTGACTAAATGCTTCTACGTTAATAGAATAGTCATTGTATAGCTGAATCATAAACATTGATGCCAAGGCTTTATCGTATGCAATTGGTTTGTAATCAAACTTTGAGCATATCTCAAGAATATCCTTTTTGATATAATTGTAGTCTGTGGCATTACCCTCAGTCAAAGTAATGTAGCCATCCCTTGACCATTGCCTAAAGTTTAATTGGTCAGCCCTAGTACGCTTATTAGCCATGTCTTCCGGAATGTAAAACTTCATGAAACATCTCATTTTAGTTCTGTCTTCACTAGGAATCAGAATTGATAATGCTGAGAAGTCACCCGTTGAACCTAAGTCTAATCCAATGTAAGCGATTTGTCCATAATAGTTTTCTATTGAATCGCATATTCCCAAACTTCCCCACTTATTAGAATCAATCCAAGTTTTAGCTGAATCTGCCCAAATGTTTAAGTGTTTGGTAATAAATGATGGTTG